GTAGATATGAATCCAATTAAAAGCTGATAACAAAAGCTAAATTTCATGGGCGTTGATGAGCAGTTTGAAAGTTTAGTTCAATTATTAAACACCAGCAAGCCACTAGAATGACTCACCTACACTATTTCAAAAGGTGTTCGTGATTTAAAAATGGGTTTGCTTAAAAATATAAACAAATTTATGCGGCTTGCTTCCGCGCGGTTTGAAAAGAAAAATTCTTTTAAATCGCCCACGAAACTTAGCAAGACCGTTTTTTTCGGATGTAACAATCCTCATATTTTCATTATAAAGCTCCGGCACAACGCCGGGGCTTTTTTTATGCCTTGCTTTCATCCATTCATGCCCTCCCGACAAGAAATCGGCTTTTTTATTGTCATTTGTATTTGGATTATACAAAAGTATACGTATGTTTGCAATGCGAACGGGAACAATCCCACATAACACACAAAAACACCACCACAATGAAAACAACGGAATTAGACACAATCACCCTAATAGACAAACAAAAGCCATTAGGGGGCTGCATTTATATGGCCGTTATTCGCCCAATTAAAAGCGAGTTTGAACACCTAAAAGTAACGGTTAAAAGCACCACCGAATACACCGATAAAGACGGGATAATTCACGGATACCACATTAACAAAGGGGGCGGGTTCCTAAAATCTAGAGCCGCCGCACTCAAAAGGGGCAAAGAGATGATTTTATCTAATAGTTTATTTTGCTCATAACCACCACGCCCCCGGCCACCAAACCGGGGGAATTATTCACAACAAAAACGAAATGCAAACAATCACAACAACCCAAACACAAAGTTTTTCAACCCCGGCAAAGACCAAAAGAACCCAATTAATAACCTTTAAAATTTGCGCGGACTATTGGGCCAAACGAGGGCGCGAAGCCTTAAACCCGTTTGATAAAGAAGCTTACAAGGCCGCAATAAGGAAACGCGATTATTACGATTTAAAAATTGAAGCCCTGGAATATCCACAGGCGTAGCACATCAAATAACCATCAAATAAAAAAGGCCCCGGCATTGCGTTGGGGCCTTTTTACATACGTACATAAACGGATTAGGCATTTACTTTTGTATATTTATATAAAATTGAGCCAATGAAGTTAACACAGAAACAAAACGCCTTTTGTCACTATTATATTGAAACCGGGAGCAAATCCGAAGCTTACGCGCGGGCATATAATACCGACAAAATGAAAAGGGAAACCATAAACCGCACCGCAAAGGAATTATTTAACCAACCAAAGATAAACGCCAAAATAAAGGCATTACAGGCCGCAATGGAGGCGAAAAGCGACATTACCAAAGAAGAAGTAATAAAAGAGCTTGGCGGGGCTATAACGGCCCAAATTACCGACTTTCTAGAGTTTGACGGGGCCGCCCTTACGTTTAAAGACCTCAAAACAATTCCGGCCCACAAGGTAAAGGCCATAAAAAGCATAAAAGAGGGCCAAAACGGCATTGAATTGGTTTTAGTGGATAAGCTGGGAGCAATCGACCGCGCCGCCCGTATTATGGGATGGAATGAAGCCGAAAAGCACGAAATCAGCAACGGAGAAAACGGAGTTTTAACGGTTGAATATATTTAGATGAAAGTACAATTTAGCCGTTTCCTTTTCAACCCGGTTTATTGGCATATCCAGGAAGCTTTAAACAATCCAAAATATCGTTTTATCCTGGTTTATGGGGGTTCATCCGCCGCCAAAACTTACAGCGCGGTGCAAGCTACAATTGTGGAAACCATGACCAAAGCCCCTAAAACAATGGTTTTGAGGAAATACGCAACCGATATAAAGGATAGTATTTTTTCAGATTTTACCGGGATTGTTTCCAATTGGAACCTGGATAAACACCACCACATAACGAAGAACCCGGCACAAATCCAAAGCCAGGCGGGCGGAATTGTAAGGTTTAGGGGCCTGGATGATTCCGAAAAGGTAAAAGGTATTTCCGGGTTTAAACGTGTTGTAATGGAAGAAATGAACCAATTCACGCACGAAGATTTTAAACAGATTAGAAAGCGTTTGAGGGGTTTACCAGGGCAACAAATTGTTGGCCTTTGGAATCCGGTAAGTGAAAACCATTGGATTAAAAATAAAGTTCTAGACCTGGAAGAATGGCACGACTTACCCAAGGATATAGAGGGCCGGGAATTTTCCACCCTTTCGGATGAGTCATTTAAGAGGGAAAACGCCGCCGGGGATATGCTTTTAATTCGCACCACCTATAAAGATAATTTTTGGATTGTAGGACACCCGGACGGGGAACACGGATTTAATGATATCCACACAGTTAACGACTTTGAGCGCGACCGCCGAACGGATTATAATTATTATCGCGTTTACGCCCTGGGCGAATGGGGCAAGCTTGACACCGGGGCAGAATTTTACAAGGGCTTTAAAGTTCCGGTAAACGTTGCCCCCGTTGAATATGACCACACGCAACCCCTACATATTAGCTTAGATGAGAACGTAAACCCTTACCCGGCTTTAACCGTTTGGCAAGCCCAGGGGAAAGAAATAAAACAGATAGACGAAATATGTTTAGAGTCACCCAGGAACACCCTTAAACACGCTTGTACTGAGTTTGCAAAACGTTACCGGAACCACCGGGGCGGGTTATTCGTTTACGGGGATGCAACAAGCCGCAAGGCGGACACCAAATTAGAAAAGGGATACAACTTTTTCACACTCATAAAGAACTATTTAGAGGACTTTAGACCGGAATTAAGAGTGCCCCGAAGCAATCCCCCGGTAATGATTAGGGGCCTTTTTATTAATGATGTTTTTGCCGGAAATATCCAGGGCGTAAGCGTAACCATTGGCGACAATTGCAAAAAATCAATTGAGGATTTACAATACTGTAAAGAGGATAGCGACGGAACCAAATTAAAAGAAAAAATAAAAGACCAAAAAACGGGCGTAAGATATGAGCAATACGGGCATACATCGGACACCATGGACTATTTTTTAACCAGGTTTTTGCGTTCTGAGTTCGCCAATTTCCAAAGTGCCACCAAAACCAATAAACGATTGGCAATTAAGGCCGATCAAAACATTTTATACTAAACTATGTATTTAACAATTAACGATTTAAAGACGTTCGTAGATTCTGAGGATTACGAAATTTTGGCCCGAGCTGACGAAAACCCGGAAGCCGTTAACGAGTGTATAAAAGGGGCGGAAAGCCGAATTATTGACACCCTGGACGCAGTTTACAACATTTTGGAAGAAATGGAAAAGACAGGGGATGAGAGAAAGAAAACCCTTGTTTCCATTTGCTCACATTTAGCCCTTTGGGGATTGTACCAGGCTATAAGCCCCCGAAACATACCGGAAACCCGTTTATACAACTATGAAGCCGCAATAAAGGATTTAGAGGATATACGGAAAGGAAAATTATTAAAAAGTTTACCCGCTTATATGGATAGCACCGCCACAACCGCCGCCCAATTTGGAGTAAATGAAAACTTAAACCTTTTATATTAAAGCAAATGCAGATACCATTTTTAAACGCATATAGCAACAAAAACAACAACAGCGTAACGCCCCCCGTTACAAAAAAGGGCAAAAAAAGGCTAAACCATGCCATTGCAACGGAACAACTAGACAGAGCAAGAGCAGATATTAAGGGATGGCGTACCGCCCTGGATTTATGGGAGGATATCCACAACCCCGACCGGGCCGAACTTGCCAGGATTTACCAGGAAGTTGAAAACGACGACCAAGTAACAACCAAACGGGAAACCATTACAAACAAGTTGCAAGCAGCTGAATTTGAAATTGTGAACCAGGCCGGGGAAATAGACGAAACAAAGGCGGAATTATTCGATTTTCCGTGGTTTGACGTATTTATTGAAATGTTTGTAAACGCTGAATTAAAAGGATTTGAGCTTATCCAATTTGGGGATATTAAAGAGGGCCAATATATTGCCGAGCAAGTGGAAGCAGTACCAACGGAAAACCTTTACCCGGAAAAAAACGCCGTAAGAAAAAGGATTTACGACAATCACGACCTTTTATATTTTGACCGCCCACCGTTCGCCGGGGGTGTAATCGGGATAGGCCGCCCAAAGGCTAAAGGGCTTTATAACAATATCGCACCCCTTTACATTTACAAAAAAAACGCCCTGGGCTATTGGGGTAATTATCAATCAAAATTTGGAATTCCCCCGGTAGTTGCCAAAACGGATTTAAGCAACGGGGCCAATGTTAAAAGCCTGGTTAATTTCCTTTCTCAAATGGCCTCAAATAGCTTTTTAGTTGCCGACCTGGACGACGAAGTAAGCACCATGCAAGGGGTTAACGTTGACGCACACCAAACATTTTTAAACCTTATAAAATATTGTGACGAGGGAATAAGTAAGGTGATGGAGGGGCAAACCATGACAAGCGACAACGGAAGCAGCAAAGCCCAGGGCGAAGTACATGAAAGAACCGCCGGGGATTACCATTTAGGCCGCCTAAAAAGATTGCGCCGCGTTATCAATCAAAAGCTTATCCCTAAAATGATTGCGGACGGGTTCCCGTTGGCCCCTGGTGACGTTTTCCGATTTAAGGAAATAAAGGATTTAGATAAAATCATAGAGAGAGCCGCAAAGCTAAGCCAGGCGGGTTATAAGGTTGAAAAACAATATTTAATTGATACCCTGGGGATGCCATTAGAAGAAGCGGAAACGGCCCCGGAACCACCAAAGGAACCGCAAAGCGTAGTTAACCAGGTAGACAAAATTTACAACGAGTTTTTGAATGACAAAAAAAGAAATAATAAAGCTCATTGAGGACTCTTATAGGGGGAAATATGGGGCGTTTAATTTGCCCCAAATCCTTTTTGAGCATACGAGCAAAAGACTAATTGAAGCGGTAAAAAAAGGATGGGGCGGGGATATTTCCGCCGTTCATTCCCCGGATTACGACCTTTACAAGAAATTTGAAAAGAATGTTTTCTTTTTTGCTGCAAACAAAACCGCCCAACAATTAAACGATTACAATAATTTGATGATCGGGCCGGACGGCAAAAGGAGAAACAAGGCCGAATTTGCAAAAGCAGCTTTAAAAATTGATCGAAAATATAATACAAATTGGCTAGATACCGAATACAATACAACCCTTAGAATTGCCAGGGCCGGACGCGAATTTAAAGAGTTCCACGAAACAAAAGATTTATACCCTTATTTGGAATTTGAAGCCGTTGGGGATGAAAACACGCGAAAAGCACACGACAAACTAAACGGAATAATTCGCAAAGTTACCGACCCGTTTTGGAACAAATACACCCCGCCCCTGGAATGGAATTGTAGATGTAGATTGAAACGCCGTAAATCCGGGAGAGCCACCAATTTAAAGGGCCGGAAATTGCCGGAAGTTCACCCACTTTTTGAGGAAAACGCGTACAATTCTAAACGAATTTGGAACCTTAAAAACCACCCTTACAGCAAGATTTTGCCAGGACAACGCCGCGAGGTTAACGAATTGGTTGAAAAAAAAATAAAGCCCAAATTTCCTGAGTTAATGCCGGATGCAATTAAGGATTTTCCGGTAAAATTAGATTATCGTATCTTTAAATTATTGAAAGAAAAAACAAAATTTC